CGTCGTTGCCGATAATGGCGATACCAGTCTCCATATCCCATACGGTCAGGTTGTTCAGCTTGGGCACTGAATCCGGCTCTGGTGGGTTGCCACCCATGTCAGAGTTCAAACACACGCCGATAGTATTCGGAATGTAGTTCTGGTGCTGACGGCCAGACTTACGAGCGCGAATCCACAAGTCGGAAACACCGAAGTGCATCAGGTCGTTAGCTTGCTTGCGCGTGTTCCACGTGCCGGTGTGGAAGATGCCAGTGCGTTCTTTCACTGCGACAGTATCCACCGCGATAATCTCGGTGGCGCGGTCGTCACCGTAGACCTGCACCATACCCTTTAGCTCAATGAACGGGTAGGTCACGATGTACTTCCCTGCCGGGATGTAGACGCTACCTCCTCCGAGCGCGTACACATCATTGATAGCGTTTTGAATAGCTTCACGGCTGTCGCGCTGGCCGGTAGGGTCAGCGTTGTACGGTGCGTGAGTCACCGTCACCGCATACTTGCTGTTCTTCACCAACGCCGTTGAACCGCCTTGAATGGGGTTTTCCGTTAGGTACTGCTGCACCGACTGCTTGAGCTGTTCATTCGTAATTGTTGGCGTAGTAGCACGTTTACGAATCGCTGCGTCCGGCTTGCCGGTGTAATCCCCGGCAAATTTCGGAACATTATATGTAGCCACTACCTTCCTCCTTACTGTTGGGGATGTTCCTCTTCGGTGACTAGCTCGTTCATCTTCAACTCAAGAGCGGCGAGCCGCTTCTCGAAAGAAAGAACGCCTTTAATCCAGGCACTAACACGGTCTTCCACCCATGCCGAAGGGGGTTGGTCGTAGGGGTTTTCCTGGGGGTGGTCTTCCGAACCGTCACCAACCTTAAATGTTCGGTCGGTGACGTAGAGGTTACCAATACCAAGGGAGTCAGCCTTAGCGAACACATCATCAATGTTCTGCTGCGTTGCGCCGTGGATGACATGCCAGAACCGCCACGACGGGATGCCCTTGTAGTGGTCTGGATGGATGTACTTTGTTGCAGGGTCGATGTACTTAGCTGCATCTGACTCGTAGGTGAGCGCGATGTCGCAAGCGTCCATCATAGACTTTGGTGTGTTCGAGCCGGGGTTGATAACGATAAGAGTATCGTGCCCAAGCTCTTCTTTCAGCTGCTTGTACAGGTTGGTGTAGTTCTCAATGACCTTGTTCTGTAGAGTCTCGTCCAACCACGGCGAGGTCTCGTCCAGAAAGATACCACCGAAGATGTCACCGAAGTCTTCCTTCACCGCCTTAGCGGAGTTGATGATGTACTCGTTGGTGAACTTCGTTACTTCTTCCATTGTCACGCCGAGGTTCGAGCGTACCTTCTCCTTATAGGTCTCTGGCATACCCTCCATGTTCGCGCCGTGCCGGGTCTTGATGTAGAACAGCACCCGCATAGCACCTGCACCTTTAGCGAGCTGCCCCTGCACCTCGAAGTCTTGGTCTTTCCGCTTGGAGAGCCAATCCCCAGAGGCGCGGTTGAGGATAACCATACCGAGGGTGTTGCCAAAGGCGAGGAACTTAGCCCACTTCGAGTTCGCACCGTTGTAATAGTCCGGCCAGGTGTACGTGACAGGGCTGTAATAATGTTGCCCGTTCACGAAGCCGAAGTTCGGCTGGCGTGTCTCGAAGTGCGCTACCTGTTTTGATACCTCAGACTCAATGCGTTGAGTCAAGGTCTTATTAGTCGATACCTGGTATTCAGCCACGTATCTACCTCCTTGTCTAATGTGTTAGATACCGGCTGCGCGGTATCGCAGACAACCGGCCTTGTGCGCTGAGCACTCGCGTTTGCGCGTCCAGAAGCTCCATCACACGTTCCTCACTCACGCCGGGGCTTACCGCGTTCTGCTCACCGAGCACTGCTTGAATCTCTTGGCGCAGCGCGGATTTGTCGTTCATGACCGACGCAGGTGTAGGGGGAACGTGCTCCGCTTCTGGTTCATGGGGTTTCCCGAGAAGACCCTCTTCGGCTAACACCTCCATAATGAGAGAGCGAATAGCCAACACGCCTTGCCGGGAAAACCCCCCGTCTTGGTTCAGGGCTGATATCTCCATTGTTTATGCTTCCTTAGTAGTAATGGTTAGAGTTCCATCACCGTTGTCGGTGATGGTCGGTACCTTGCCGTCCACGATTTCACGTACCTTAGCTTCATTCACGCCGGGTTCAACCGGAGGAATAGCTGCTATAGCGGTATCGGTGGCCTTCTTAGCCTCGGAGATAGCTTCGGTCTTTGCTGTAGCAATCTTCGGTTCAACCTCGGCAAGGGTCTCGGTCTTTGCAGTCGAGACGGCTTCGGTCTTGGCGGCGGAGATTTTAGAATCCACGTCAGCAGAAACAGCGGTCTTAGCAGACTCAACAGCTTCGGTCTTTGCTGTAGCAATCTTCGGTTCAACCTCGGCAAGTGTCTCGGTCTTCGCGGTCGAGACGGCTTCGGTCTTGGCGGTAGCAATCTTCGGTTCAACCTCGGCAAGTGTCTCGGTCTTCGCGGTCGAGACGGCTTCGGTCTTTGCTGTAGCAATCTTCGGTTCAACCTCGGCAAGGGTTTCAGACTTGATAGTCTTGGATGCTTCGGTAAGAGCCGTCTGGATAGCAGACTGGACCTGAGCTGCACTCAGACCACCTTCGGGGGTCGGCGGCAGTTTGGCAATCTCCTGCTGGATAAGCTGAGTAACCTTAGCTTCATCCACACCACTTGCCGGGGGTATTGCGGCGATAGCTTTCTGAACGATGGTGTTCACCTGTTCCTCAGAAAGACCTTTCTCAGGCGCAGGAATAGCTGCAATAGCGGCCTGAATAAGACCATTTACCTGCTGTTCCGACAACCCTTCCTTCGGAGTCGGTAACTTCGAGATAGCCGCCTGTACGATGGTGTTCACCTGCTGCTCAGTGATACCGGACTGCGCGGGGGGAAGCTGTGCGATAGCAGAGCGGATAAGCTCTTGCACCTTAGCTTCGTTCACGCCGGGGGTCTGAGGGATTTTCTGAACCTCGGCTTGCACAATCGAACGAATCTTCGACTCGTCCACAGCGGGGGCGGGTTGCTGCAGGGAGTTGATGCGGTTGTTCACAATCGCTTCTACCTCAGATTTAGAGAGACCCCCCGCTACGGTCACTGCTCCGATGGGCGGGGGTGCATGGGTTACCAAAGGCTCGTCAGCCATTGGATACCTCCTTCACATAGAAAAACGGGAGTGTACTAGATGAAGTACACTCCCATTCTACCGGTGTTTTACTGCTGCTTCTTTTTCAGAGCTTCTATCTCCGATTTCAGCTGCGCAATAGTAGACTCAGCTTCGGCGAGCCGGGTGTGAATCTTCTTCGTACTGGAACTTTCCGCCGTGAAGAACGCGGTGATGTCGTTCGCCAACGGCACGAGCCGGGTCAGGCTGTAAGGGTTAGAGATTTGCGCGTAATGCGTTTTACCGGTTTTATCTTTGTTGAAGATGTAGAACTGCCCAGCTTCCACCGACACGTTCCACGCCGTACCGGTATTCATAGCGTACAAGAAGATGATGCTGTTGTTAGGGGCTGTATCAAGGGGCCATTTTGGAAGGGTAGCTGCATCTACATAGGTGTACCAGGTTTCGTCAGGACCCATATTCACAGGAACACGGTCTTCAAACTCTACGCGCAGCTCCGATTTTACGTTTTGCTCCCTCCGAATAGCTTCGGTGGTCGCCGTCGAGAGCTTTTGCTCAATATCCTTTTTGTTAGCCTCGATGTTCTTGTTTACCAGGTCTATCTGCGTATTTCGCTCAACCTTCGCGGCCTGTACTTGCCGGTCGGTGTAATCATTCGCTTGGTTTTCCGCTTGCGCGATTTTTCCTGTGTAGTCCTGGAACACCTGTTGCTTGCAGGACGATACAGCCGCATCTGCAGACTCGGCTAGTTTCTGCGCTTGCAGCCGCCCCTTCGCAATATCGTTAGGGTCGTCGTAGTGGATGTTCCAAGTTGAAGTTTTTCCCATATCTGTTCCTTCCTAGAGCTGTGGGTTAGCCTCTGCCTTCGTCCATGTGGTGCCTTGCCTCTGGCGTGTGTCCTCAAGCTGCTGCCAGGTACGCTTGCCGGACTCGTTGTTGGCTTCCACCACATCCCACGTCTGTAGCGTCTGGTCGTAGCTGAACACCCACACCGTTAGAGATGTTTTGTTAGCTTGTGGCGCGTGTTCAAGCCCGCAAATCACGCCGGTGACGATAGCACCGAACAGGTTCTCGCGCCCAAACTCGTTCATGCCCTTGATGGTTACCACCGAGCCAAGGACTATGCTTAGGTCGTAGGGTATTTCAAGGTTTGTGAAGTGTGGCTGCGCGTCCAGGGCATACCGGCTGAGAACGTCCGCTACTTCCTTAGCGAACCTCCTATCGTCGATGAAGTCCCAACCCTCAAGGGTCAGGGTACGGGCGTTCGGCGTGCCGCCGGATACCGAATGCTTCTGCTTGATGCGCTTCATAGTTCCGCGAGCGCGTATCACTGGAAGCTCAATATCAGGAACAACAATGCCGTAAGCGGCGGTGTTGTTCACCCTAGTACCGCGACGGTAGTCGTGCGTAGCGGTGCGAAGCTGAATATCTTTAGATGTCGTCTCCTTGACTAAAGGCCCGTCAGAGTTGATGAACGTGCCAGAGATAGCCCTCTGGGTCAGCTTAGTAACCCAGGGGGACAGAGCTACTACCTTGCAGTCAATAGTAGCGGCGTAACGCCACTCCCACTGAGTTAGCCCGTTGGATGCTTGCGCACCCGACTTGACCTGAGTAGACACTATAGTGCACCCGCCATAGAAAGAACCGTTGTTATCAGCAATCCAGGACCAATCCCGAGCGCCTTGGTCTTCCACGGATGTATCCAGGTCCAGCCATTCCGTCGATTCGTCAGGCTGGATAAAATCTTCAACAGTATCACCGATAGCTATCGTCCCGCCTTTTTTCCACACATCTATCTGAGTCTTGCGGGTCTGCGAGATAGCCCATTCGGCGAACTCGACTTCAATACGAGAGCACGTCAAGGTCAGGTCGGTGCTTATTCCGAACGCACCTATATCATAGGTCGAGCTCAGCGTGCCGGAGTTACCAATAGTACCGGATACCAAACTCTCTAGAGGGCAGACCTGAGCGACACCATCAGCATCAATCCACCATCCCACGGCAAGAGCTTCGCATAAGTCTTTCAGTACTTCTCCGGAGGTGCGGTCTCGCAGAGAAGGCATGGTGGTTTGGTTGATAAGTCGGTTTGCGGGGACGAGGTTTACCTTTGGTTTCCACTGTTGATACTCAGTGCGCACCGCGTCTAGGAACTTCTGACGTTGTGGCTGATTATCAGGAATGGTAGACACTTGCAACCCACAAATACCAGAGCGAGGGAACTTACGTCCATTCTTCACGTCGTTGAAAATCCATAGCTCCGCCCATGCCGGGAGGTTTTGTTCTACTCCCCCCACAGCGTGCAGGTTCCGTGGCATTTGGATGAAGCCGGAATCGACAACGGCTCCTCCAAAGGCTGCGTAGAACCGTACAGAGTTACCGTCCTGTTCCAAGATAGCTGAGGTTATCTTAGTGCCAGCGTTCATAGGGAACTGCCCCGTCCACATGACGGTAGCTCGGGTTTCCTTAGACTCAGGGAACCTGTCTTCATATTGGTTGAAGTACAGCTCTACCTTGCCAGAGTCGTCCCATCGAACAGATGCCCCTGCACCATCTTCGGTAATGACTTTCACTTGGTACAGATTACCCATATGTTCGCGGGACGGTTCCCAGCGAATCATCCAGGACGCGAAAATGTCAGACCTACGGTGCTCTGCGGGAAGACCGAAAGGGCCGATACGGCGTGTCTGAGCTACCTTGAGGATGCCCTCGGTCATCCACGAGCCGCCGTCAGAGTACCAAAGATGCGGCGGTTGCAGATGGTCTCGGTTAGAGCGGGACTGCACAACCTCGCCGGAAGCACCAACACCGTTGCGGGAGTATCCACCGACGTTAAAGCCTAGTTCGTCTCCTCGGTCTAAGTTTCCAACCTGGCCGACAGGTCCGACAATATCATTCCATTTCCGGTAATCCTGGACGTAGCAAGGGTTATCCCACTGATTAGTCCAAAAAGAACCAAACAGCGGTAGACTAAGGACAGTAAGCGGTGTGGCGGGTGGCGCGTAGGTATACCCCCCAGCGGCAAGGGCTATACCAATCGTGTACGCCGGGGCGGGGTTGGTATAGCGCAGAGCTTGCTGGTCTTCAAAGAACTTTTCTTTCTGGCCGACGAGCCACCCGTAGAACTGATTACGCCAGTGGTACACAGGGTCAGCGTTTATCTTATTGGAAAAACCATCCACGCGCTGCGTTAGTGAAAGTGATGTAGAGGTTTCTCCGAACTCTATAGAGTCTACAAGCATATCCATACGCTTGATGGTGTGGTTAGCACGTGGTTTATTGTTCGCACCGGTAAGGTTTTGAATCTCGTCGTCTACCTGCTGCAGAACGAGGGTAACGTAGTCTCCTCGGTGCGGGTATGCACCGGTGAACGGCGAAGGGTATCCTTGCGATGAACCGCCGGAGAGGTCGATGTCTAAGCTAACTCGTAGATAGGTCTGTGTGGAAGGGGAAATGTCAGCAGGTACCGGGTGAAAAGCGTGTTCCAGCTTCACGTTGCTGATAGGGTACTCTTTACCCTGCCACTGTAGGTACTCGTCTGTGCGACGGGCGATAAAAGTCACGTGGTTACCACACTTCCGATATTGTGAATGATGATTTTATGAGCTTGCTCTGTACGAATACTTCGTGGGAATACCCAAAGTCTTTGATAACAGCCCACGCCCCTAGCCGAGGGGATATGGGCGGCACGTGAGTACCTATCCACATCTGCATAGGGGATAACTCTTTGAGGCTATGGTAGCCGTCCACCACGGCCTGTACGTTCTGAGGGATAGTGACAGGCGTAGAGATGTACTCAACCATTGTTTCCGAATTTACCCTCATGGTAACCAAAGGGGTATCCAGAAAACTACCTGCGTTTTTACCCCACAAACGTACCGTACCAGAGCCGCGTGCAAAGACACGGAACCGCACCGTCGTGCCGGGGATAACCCAAGTCTCGTTACCGAAGATGGTATCACCTATGTTAGGGTCTACCCAGTATGTGGGTAAGTAGTACCCGTTATCAGAGGTGTAGGAACTTTCGATAAGAGTCCCGAAGCTCTTGTTCGGCGAGTTGCCAACGGTACCAACCCACAAAGTAGGTCCTTCTGTCGCCGGTGCCATGATGTTGTTACGGCGCGCTAAGGGTGTCATGAGGAACCGAGGGGTGCGCTGGGACTCTACGTAAGTAGCAAGCATAGACGTGTAATCCCACGGCATGTTCATACTTACGCTCCATGAACGCGGGGCTTTACCTCGGAACGCGACAGAGCGCCGTCCGCGTGCCGAAGTAAAGAACGCAACATTGGATTGGTCTTCCTGCTGCGTTATGGACTCACCGAAGGCGATAGGGAAAGCCTTTCCACCTTCAATCATGAACGTGGCATCATAGGCCAAGCCGTCCTGGTTGAAACGCTCTACCGGCGTAGCTTGGAAATCCTTCGATGCCACGTTCATAATCCTTTCGTTGCTTACCGCCTCAGAGACCGGCGGCCACTATCGTTGAAGTTCAAAATTGCCTCATTACTGCGTGGGTCTAGAGACAATTTTACCCCATCTTCCATAGCGGTCATGAGCGCCGTAGCCATAGACTTAGCGGCTGCTCCCGAGGATAGTTGGGTGTTCACATCCAACGTCTGAGAGGTTGCCGCACTGATACCGAGCTTCGTGGTTGGAACCTTCGGTGCGAAGCTGTTGAACTCGCCTTGTACCCGGCTCAATGCCATAGCGGTTTTATCCTGTACGTTCGCGCTCTCCTTGAGAATCGCGTTACCAAAGTCCCGCATCAAAGCCCGACCGGAATAGGTAGTGTATCCCCTGCCGGAGAACGGACCTTCTTTTGCTGGGGAGAAGGGGAACAGCTTACGGATATTAGATAGTCCGTTCTTCACCGTGTTCTTCAAACCATTGAAGGCGTTCACAATACCGTCCTTGAATCCATTGATAAGAGCCTGGCCGGACTGGAACAGGTTTATGGACTTGAAGATATTAATAAGGTTGCTCGGGAAGGTCTTGATGAAATTGATAACATCGTCCACCTTTTGTTTGATAATGTCCTTGAAGCCTTGCCAAGACTCTTTGGTGATACCAAACAGCTGTGGCGCGAAGTTATCCATGCTATCAAGCAGACCATGAAGCCAACCTCGGATACCTTCGACAATGGTGTTCCATGTGTTCGATAAGAACTCACTGATGCGGTTCCAGATTTGCTCAACTTCCTTACGAGCACCGTCAAAATCTCCCGTCATGAGTTTCATAGCACCGGAAACCAAATGACCGAATACGTTGAGTGCTGTTCCGATGCCATCGAAGATAATTCCCAGCGTCGTGCCGAGGAAACGGACAGCGTTAGCAATCTGCGGTCCGAAAGCATTCACGAAGAATGTCACAATCGGGGTAGCGGCCTGGATGATACCACCAACAATACCTGCAATAGCCGAAGCGAGAGGCTCTAAATCACTCATAAGCCCTGAGAAGCCTTCACTGATGGACTTGAAAGCATCCCCGATAGCGGGTGCTAACTGCTCACTGATGAACTTCACCACCGGCTCGAAGAACTCTTGAATCTTCTGTCCGAGGTCGTTTATCTGATTCTTGAAATTCTCCGAGGTGTTGTACAGGTAAATGAAGATACCCGCGATAGCAAGGATAGCTGCTACCACCAGAGCCACTGGACCTGCAGCTGCGGCGATAGCACCACCCACAGCTTCAAGTGTGCCGCCAGCACCAAACGCCGCGATTACTTCGCTCACACCACCAGCGATAGCACTGATACCTGTGATAGCCCCGCCGATACCGGAAATCAACCCGGCAATCGGGCCGAGGGCTGCTACTAGCGCCGCTACCGCAGCTACGACAAGGACGAGAGCGGTTGCCAACTCGGGGTTAGCCTGCGCCCATGCACCGAACTGTTCGACAAGCGGGCCAATGTTCTGACCCAACCACTCGATAGCGTTCTTCAAACCTTCGGCAAGAATCGGAACCACTGCATCTAGAGCTTCCTTCAAGCCCTTGAATATAGGCGCGAGTGCATCGAGGGCTGCACCGAACACCGGCAAGAAGTGCTCCGCCATGTTACCAATAATCGAGCCGAGAGAGCCGAGTATTTCTCCAAGCGGGCCGGAGTGCTCCGAGAGCGCGGCCATACCCTTAGAGATACCATCCACAGCATCACGAATACCGCCCTGGAATGCAGGGGTAGAGAACGCCTCGGTAATCAACTTGACCCAAGAGACGATTGTCTCCGAGATTTTGTTCATCACATAAGCGATGGTCTCTGCTGTATCATGCAGCATCTTACCGACATACTCGAACGCCGGGCCGAGGGATTTCAACGCATCATTAGCGCCTCGGAACAGAGTAACCATAGTCCACTGAGACTCAACGGATGCGAGGTTATCTCGTACCTTCTCAAGAGCGTTAGCGAAGTCCGTGAGCGAAGCGCCGCCAGCCTCTTGAGCCGCCTTGGCAATATTCACCAGGATACCCACGGCTGCTTCACCGGCGCGCCAGAACTCTTTCAGAGCAAAGATACCCTTGTCAATCGCGCCGGATATGTCCGCATTCTTCGTCCAGTCATTGAACTTGTTCGCCATGTCGGTGAACCAGTCGCCGAAGCGTGGGAAGAACTTAGCGCCAATGTCGATAAACCGCAGCAGACCCTCAGTCAGAGGACCCATGCCGTTGCTCATACGGCGGATGCCCTCAGCCGCAGAGTCGAATATACTTGCGAATCCGCCTTGGTTGGCGAACTCTTGAGCTGCGCTGGCGGCCTTACCGAAGAAACTACCTGTCGCCTCAGAAATTTCGAGCATACCCTTCTCCCACGCCGGGAAGACGGAATCAATGAAGTTCCGCATGGGTTTCTCGAACTGCTCCCAGAACTTATCCGCGCCTCGGTTGTTCAGCTCCGTGAAGCGGTCGTTCACATCCTTCATGCGGTCGTTCCACTGCTTGAGAGCATTCACCGAAGCGAACGCAGCCACACCGATACCGGTGAGAATACCCGGCAAGGCGAACGCACTAGGTGCAATGGAGACGAGAGACGCGCCGAGGGCGAAGATGTGGCTAGTCAGAGACAGCACCGAAGCGGATACTGTCGAAATGACAGACCCTAGCTTGATAATCTTCGTCAGGTTCTTATCGAGGTCCTTCGTGAAATCCTTGAACTTCTTAGTGAAATCCCAGGTAGCACGCGCGCCGGAGATAGCGGCCAGCACCGTGAGTACTTTAGCCGTAGCTGCTTTATCAATCTTCGGGCTAATCAGCACGTGCCGGGGGCGAGTCAGTGTCGCCAGTTTCATACGGGCACGCCCGGTATCCGCGTCTGCGTTGATAGTCACATCACGGTCGTCGTCCAGCTCGTCTAGCTTGTGCTCTGCGTGAGCGGTATCCAAGTCTACTTCAACGTGCAGTGGGTGCTTGTCCCGGAAGAACGAATCATTCTTGAGGTGGTCCACATTGAACGAATCCTTGAAGCGCTCAACAGCGGCTCGGTTCGTGAACTTCTCACGTGCACGTTCCAACCGTTCTAGCCGTTCGCGCAAAAGATGGACCTTCAAACTTGCGCGCTCGAAAGCCTCTGCCCAACGGTCAATCTCGGACGAATTACCAACCGATACAGCTTTACTGTGCTTATTAGCGAAGCTCTGCTTCAAACGTTCGGCAAGTTTGATGTTGTTCTGTAGCTGCTCTATGGAGTCTTTAGCATCAGCCTTGAAATCATCGAACAGATGCAGCTTGCGCTTGCGGGTGAACACATCAGACATAGACTTGTCGAACAGCTTCATGAGCCGCTCGTTCTCTTCCAGCTGCTTACCGACTTTGCGCATCTCGGCCTGCATACGACGCACGCCGTTAGCGTTGCCCAACTCGCGGTACTTCTTCGCCTGTTCATCCATCAGGCGGTTAGCCTTGCGGAGGTCTTCGTTCCAACGCTCCATCGTTTTCAGGTTAGAGTGGAAACCGACAAACGGACGCGAGAAGTCCACCTTCATCATTTCCTTGGCGCGATTGTTGAACACGCCTTGGATTTTGCTCAGGTGCTCAAGTTCACGTCGGGCTTTGTTGAACGCTTCGGACTGCTTGCGTACTTGCCGGGAGACTTCGCTCATACGACGGGTAGCCGCAGCGTCAGGGATAAGACCAGATGTAGAGACTGGTATCTGAGAGACACGCTTCCACTTCTCTACTTGTCCGAGCAGACGACGGTTCGCGTCGATAACCCTGTCAATGTCACGTTCCTGCTGCTGTAGAGGACGACGGGTGCTCTGTAACGACTGCCGCCACTGCTCGTTCTGGCCGAGTAGACGACGATTTACATCGAGAATCTTATTGACTTGCTTCTCATGCTCACGCAGTGGAGAGCTATCCCCCCGCACGATAAGGTCAGAGAGCTTGATAGGGTGCTCTCGAACACGGTCCATCTGAGTTTCAAAGTGGTCGAAGAACTCGTTAGTTACATCGTCACCGTCAATCTCGAACTGCCCATCAATAACATGATGGAAACCATCTACCATCTTGTCTGCGAGGTCGCGGATACGCTCGGACATCTTGCGAACGCGGCGTTCGCTACGTTCAGCATTGCGCTCGATAGCAGAGTTGAACTCTTGGAAGCCTTTCGTCGCTTGCCGGAAAGTGTCACGGCTAAACCCGGCTTTGAGTTTCACGCCGGGGGTAGCAGGTGTTTTCTTGAGTTCGTCAATCAGACGCTTGTGTTCACGCTTGAACACGTTATCATCCAGCTTGACGGGTATTTTCAACTCAGACTTAGGTAGGTTCTTCGCAATGTCTTCGTGCAGCTCGTGCAGAGTCTTTGCGGTATTCACCTTCACGTTCGGTATCTCGAAGTGATACTTGAACGCTTCTTTCATCTGGTCGAGCTGCTGCTTCAAAGTGAGCTTCGGCTTCACCTGCGGCTGTACACGCTCTACCGACTCTTTTACCTGCTTCTTGACGCGCGAGGTATCAACATCCGCCTTTATCTTAACGGCACGTCCACCGCGCGTAGCCTCGGCGAGTTTGGTACGCACATGAGCGGTATCCACGTCCGCCTTTATCTTGACGGCACGGTTACCCTTGGTGGCTTCCTCTAGCCGAGTGCGCATCTGGTCGGTGTCTACATCAGCTTTGACCTTGATTTTTGTATCAAGCTCACGAAGCTGCTGTTTTAGACGTTCAAAGGCAGAGCGGTCTAGCTCAGGTGTTACCCTGATGTGCATTATCCGCTCTGCCTGTTTCTTCGCCTTCTCAAGGACGGGGCGAAGTTTCTGGTTGAAATTCTCCGCATCGGGAAGGACGCGAATGTGTACGCGCCCGGCTTCAAAACTTCCTGCGGCCACTTACTCTAGCCCTTTCTCCTTACTATCGGGCGGCTCGCTTTCGGAAGTTTCTTCACCCCCCGCAAAGAAAGACGCACCATCTTTAATATCGACAACCATAGCCATAGCCATTGCTTGCCGTTCCATTGCAGTTTGAACTTCTTCTTCGGAGAAGTTCGGTTTCATGCGCTGCTTATCATTATACGGGGATGGGTATTCTACAAACTCTGGGGCCTTCGTATTCTTGTCCGAATTAGCCGTGATGTAGAGATTGCGGAACTGAGTAAATTGGTCTATCAGAGTCTTGAGGGCTACCTCTTGCCGGGTGTACCCAAACCACTTATCCTTCGGGTCTGAGTCTTTCTCAGCTTTTTCAAGCTCTTCGGCTGTAGGCTCTGGTAAAGAGTGCCTGTATAGGCTTCGCTCTTCAAAGCCTAGCCGGGACAGAAGGGCTTGCGTGACCCTACTATCCCGGCTAGACCATTCACGCAGCGGGTCGTAGCCGTAGAGGGCTATAAAGTCTGCGCATATGACAGGCTGTGAAGTTAGATATTTAAAGAGCGAATAACGTTTCCCACTTCACCAACATAATCAGAGATGAAGTTTGACTGCTCAGCAATCCCAGCCAAGGTGTCGTGCGCTTCCCACTCTTCACGTTTGTCTTCTGGCACAATAAGCTCAGTGAAGACCTCACGAAGTACACGGGTAGCGGTGAGGTTCAAGCTGGGAGACGCTTCCTGGCCGTCCTCAGAGGAAACTGCTTCCCAAATACTGACCGCCTCAGACATAAGCTGCAATGCTACGGTGCCTTTCAGCTCTTCAAGCGGGGTTACCAAAGCGTACAACTTGCTCTTGCGGGGGTCTTCGGTAGTAGGCTCGTCTCCCCTGCCGGGGGCCTCTTGCGGTACGCCAGTAATATCCTCGGGGGTCATTTCGTCAAGCGAGCGCAGGGGGTCTGCGTTTGCTTCGGCAGGCTGCGCAGGTACGGCTGTGGTTTGCTGTTGTGCGCCCATAATAGAACGGTTGTACTTATCGGCTTCCGGCGCGAACTCAGCGGCAATAGCTGTTGCAAAGCCGTCGGGACCGATAGTAATGCCCTTAGGGATGCTCATTATGTGTTCCTTTCAAAGGTAAAAGAAAAGTGCCTGTGACTCGTAAAAGCCACAGGCACAGTATAGCATGTATGTACTATCCGCCCGCGCGTGCCGGGGTGCCTGCCGCCGCAGCATCCTGTTTGGGGATGATGGTCGCCACTGCATCCTTCGCGCCTTGGTTAACTTGCTCTGCAGTAGGTGCAAGAATGGTTGCCTTGACGGGGATAGGTGCAAGAGCACCCTTCGAGGTCTCGCCGCGTCCATCTGCTGCTACCTCTGCGTTAGCGATGTAGTCGAAGACGGTCATCTCAGAGTCGGCACGGATGAACAGTAGCGAGGTCTTCACAGTGCGGCGCTTGTTACCGGACCACTGAATAATCTCGTCGTTGCTTTCCTCCATAGTGGACGCGTCGTTACCGCCCTGAGTCAGCTGCAGAACCTTCTTGTTGAAGGAATGCAGCACGAAGCTAAAGGTGTTAGTCACCGTGCCGAGGATATTACGCACAGCTGCAACCTCTGCGGTATCCAGCACGGTAGCGTCGCCACCATCAGAGGCGAAGGACGGCAGGGTCTCAGCAGAGGTCAAGCCGATAGGTGCCCACCCGGTCGGGTAGGTCTCAGCGTTATCGGGCTTGAACTTCTTTACAGCACCACTCTTAGGCGGAGGTGCAAACGTGCCGGTAGCAGGCGCTAACACGGTCACAAAATCCGGCGCGAGAACTTCGCTCGGGTTATAAGCTACTGGCTTAGCCATTTAGAACTCCTAAATCACGAAGAACCTTTGAGGGGTCTTCTATATCAACGTCACCAAAAAGAACTTCTTTCGGTGCATACGCAGTCAAGGTAAGGGTGCTGTCTGACTGCTCGCCCGTCACGGCCTTGATAGCCGCTACCTGGAACTCTGCTATGGGTGCTTGTCCCATTTTATAATCTCGAAGCGTAATCCCCAAGATTTGCTTACCTGCGGTCACACATGCCTCTATATACGCATGTACCCGAAGGTTGATACTGTCCGCCGAAACGTTGGCTAGCTTGCCGGTGCGCGGTGAATACACACGGATTCGTGTATTCATCATCAGCTTCCACAGAGTCTCTTCTGCGTTCACCGGCGTGTATGTAGCCCAGAGAACGTGATGCTGAATCCACCACGCCGGGAGTTTCCCAGCAGGTATGTGTTGCAGCACATGCCCCGGCGCGAACTCGGACAGTAGTGTCTGGTTGAGCACCGATAAGTCTAATATTGAATTTGTCATATTTAGTAACCTCCATGACGAGTGCCCTGCGAGCCGGAACGGTCGATAGCGGCATTCGCACGCCGGGAGTCCCAGTTCGACTTCTGTGCTGAGGGTTGCGGGCGTGTGAGAGCTGCAAGAGCAACAGCTTTAGCTGCTGCACCTACCAGGAAGAAGTGACCCCTCTGGAAATGGGTAACATCCTGTGTTCGCCCGTCACGGAAGTGCAGCTCATTCGCTGCGATACCAAGCTCAATGATGTGCGCCGCAGGGTCATCGTTGTATACAACTCGGTCCCATACCGGGATGTTTGGGTATTGCTGAGGACCCTTGTACAACGAACGCGCTACCTTGAAATGGTCCACATAAGAGTTAGTAGCACTCTTACGATATGGCTCAGCGGCAGCTTTCGCATCGTTCTTGATAGCCTCAGCGGTAATATCCAGCGCACGCGAGCGGGTAGACACTAAAGAAGCCGCACGCTTCGAGTTTGTGCGGTACAGTTCTATTCCGTTAGTTGCCAAAGTCCACCCCAACAAAGTCTTTCGCGTTGCCGCGAGTGATAGACACCTTATCGTGCTGTGTACGCACACCCATGCGGAACACTACCTCTCGCGCGTCAATAGAATAAATCAGCGGCGTGTTGGAAGTAGGGTTAGGTTTGTTCCCGGCTTGCCGGGTGTACTTACCGGGTGTGTACACAACAATGGAGTTCACAGGGAACTCGTCTAGATACTCTTCGGGAAGCTGTCGGCGAATCTTGTCGAACGTGCCGGGGGGTGTTGTGAGCGCCCCTGTCGTCGAGAGTTTAGAGCCATAGTACTCTTCTCGCACCGAAGAGGTTCGAGAGAGGTTGTCAGACGCGATAGGCTGGAAGTTGCAGCGTACCTGGATAGGTTTCTGCATGTACTCCAATGAAGGCATACCGTCCGGTTGCATCACGGTATGCGCTGGATACAAGTCAATCACGTGCCGGGGTTGGGAGATAAGGCTCACTTGCAGTACCACACATTCTGCGTAGTGGCAGTGAACATCCCGCTCACCCCGAGCTTTGCAGTACCGATAGGGTTCGGTCGGTCTTTACAACCAAGTTTCTCTAGGTCCTTGTCAGTGAACCAAATATCTGGGGATTGAGCGATACGGTCAATCGTAATCTCGTAGGCCGATTCCTTCTCATGGGTGTACCCGCTGCGGTCATCTTTGATAACGCGCATAACAGCCGCCACAACGACGGCACGGATACGTACGGCCATGAGCTTATCTGGTTCCTTCTCGCCGGAGATGATAGCACGAAGGCGCGGACAAACCCCCGCGAGAATTGCTAACGCTTCCTCAATCTTAGACTGGATAAACTTCTCAGTCCTGTCGGTCACGTCGCCGTCTAGCGCGGTGTACACGTCATCAACGGTTACTTCAAAACTCACGGGGGTAAATCCTTACTTCTTAGCTGTGCTGCGTCGTGCGCGGGGCTTCCGTGCCGGGGACTTTTTCTTTTCGTCCTCTGGTTCGTCAGAGGTTTCGTCTTCCGTTGAAGTGTTCCCCTCTGGCACGGATAGCCCTGTCACATGCGGATTGCTGACCTGGGAGAGAACATGGTCGCTAAGCTCACTCCCTTCTGGGAGAAAGTGTAATTCCCCGTCTTCATTAAAAATGTACGTGGGTTGCTTAGTTACCATTTGTTTCGCTCCTTAGTCGTTGTTAGAGAACCTGAGCCTTGAACGCAGCATCAGGTGCATAGAGTGCAGGCATTGCCACAGAGTCCACAACAACGTCACGCAGAGACGCAACGTTAGGACGCTGGATAATGTTTGCAACGATACCCTGGCCGTCCACACCCTGCCAGCCGAGGTTCACCGCAGTGTTGGTGCGGGAGAACACAGTCTCGCCAAGGATGGGGCTTCCAGCCGGGGGAAGCAGGAACAGGCTATCCTGGTCCAGCACATCTACCGGGCCGGTATGAGTCTGTACCTGGCGGTCGTAAACAGTAATCGCAGGGAGACGCTGACCAGCAAGAATACCATTGACTTCATCAACAGTAGCAAGACGGGTGTGGTCGCCAACCTTAGTTGCGAACTGTGGGTGGGTCTGGATAGCGAACAGAATCTTCGGCGAAGCGACAATTGCGCCGGGGTAGAATCCGTTGAGCTTGCGGTATGCGTCGCGCAGCTTAACAAGCTCTTCCAGAACGTTAGTGGTAGCAACGTTGAACTTGTTAGCAACCACGGGGGTAGCCTCTGCAGAACGGCCCCAATCGTCAGCGGTCACGCCACCGGTCTCAGTCTCAACGAGGAACTGAGCCTTGTTGAGTGTCTGGCCGCGCTGGTACTCAAGACGGTCAGCAATAGCCTGAACACCAAGCTGGACGTTGTTCTCTACCGCTTCTCGGATAACCTCATTCGACTGAACGCGAGCACGCAGCTGGTCCTTCTCGCTCAGAGTGTACTTCTGAGTCAGAGGAATGTTCTCGAAACGGATAGTACGGGTCGGAGGCAGAGTACCGCGAGCCGGTTCAGCATCCCATGCACGGTTGTAAGCCATGACAGGGCGGGTCTTTTTCAGGTCGCGGGTATTCAGGTCAATGCCTTCTACCTGACGGTCCGGGAAGAAGATACTCAAAGAGTTCTCGGCAATAGCCGCATCCTGTAGCGCCTGGTATGCCTCACGTGCGAACCCGGTCAAGTACTCAGGGGTAAGCAGAATATCCAAATCGTAGCTAGACATTAGTTAGCCGCTCCTTCCATGTAAACAAAGTGTGCAGACGAAGCAGGCTTGGCGAGCGCGTCACCGGATGCCAGCTTAGGCAGACGCTTGAGGATAATAATACCCTTCACAACGACAGCCACCTGCTCTTCGCTGAAAGTGTTGGTGGAATCATACAGGATGAAACCATCAGGGTCAGCGGTAGCAGGGGTAATCTTGTTCTGCGCAATGGTTACAGGGTAACCAGAGGGAACACCGTTGTACTTCTTGATAACCTCAGCAAAGTCAGTTGCCTTGAGGGTAAGGGACTGCGCTTCAAAGTTTGCAGTCTCACCAGACAACCAAGCCGGGAGGTTACGGTTAATAACCGTGCTATGCAGGTTAGGCATAGTCGATAACCTTTCTATTTCTTCTGCTTAGCTCGGAATGCCGCAGCACCCGAGGCGAAGCTGTTCTTGGAACTACCCTCCGAAGCAGGTGCGCCGGAGAGGGAAGGAATACCATTCGCTGTCTGAGGTTTCACCGATTCTGCAAGAGTGCTGAGCATGGACTCAAACTTGTCTTTATCGAAATCTCCTGCGTCGTTGAGGAACGATGCAGCACCCAAGCCATCGAAAAATCCTTGCAAATTCGACAGCCCACGTCCGCTCAATCCCGCACGAATTTCGGACTCTGCGATACGCAGAGCACTCTCACGTTTGAAGGTAGCGAACTCTTCCTGTAGATTTTTCAGCTGTTCACCATCATCGGTCTGTTCAGACCCGGTGTTATGCTGCGATTCTTTAGCTCGCTTCTCCCATGTGCGTGAATGACTCTTCCACTGCTCAACCTGCTTTTTCAGCTCTTCCACCTGTGACTGCATATCCTCGCTTGCCGGGGTAGAAATCTCTTCGGCTGCGGGCTGCTGTGCCTCAGGTGCGGTTGAATTTTCAGACATTGATTCAGTTTCCTTTCGTTCCCCATTTCGGGGGTTGAGTGAGAACCACCGGCGAATACCTTCGATGCGGTCCTCAGCATCTTCTGTGCCTTCGAGCCGGGCTATCAACTCATTCTCTGTAGAGTCGTCAAGCAACACAACTTCGTCGGCTTGGATGTACTCCGCAAAACCGTTTCGGTCTTTCGGGTCTGGTAGGGTTCGACAAACCCAAACATCTGTTCGAGAACCTTTCAGGTGCAAACTCTCTTCCAGAGCGGCACGAAGCGCAGAATCCCCGTCCAGTAAGTCTAAATCAATAATAGCATCTGTTGGCTTGGCGTTCTCTCGAACGTATGTACTCTTCCCGCTGGCCGGGGGGCCAGTCACTAATCGAATCATGCTGAATGCTTCCTGGCTTGCTTCTCCCAATACGCAATTCGTTCTTCTAGCACCGTCAATCGGCGCTTGCGCGGCTTCGCCCGGCGCTGCCGCAGGGCCGCCAATTCATCTCGTGCGCCGATAACTTCCTCGGCGGGGGTCCACACATGAGAAGCGCGCTCTGCATCGTCACCTGAGAGAGCGTACTGCTCATTCTTCGGTGTAAGTCCCGATTTGGATTTCTCTACACGGCGTGCCAGCACCGGACCTTTCTCACCAGAGACGTACTCAGCAATGCGTGTGTTCGATAGCTTGCTTGCAGTGTTACCACCTGCAACATGGTAAATGTAGTCCAGGTCTTCACGGTTCAGCTTCAAGCCGGGGTCGGATGTGTTAGTTACAGGCAGTGTCTCGCATTTGCAGTTGTCATGCAGTGGGTACAACTGATTCGTGCTGTACAGCCTGTCCGCCGCAACAAGACACAGACCGCACGTGCCGGTCTTCGATAGCTCCGGGTGGATAATACGCCGGTACCCGATAACACCGTTCGGTGAAGCTGCTTCATACACCTGTGCCGCACGCGCGCGGTTAGCCATACGCACGTCCGCGTCTGCCAACTGTCGAACGCGAGATAAGGTCTTGAGCATAGCTTCTTGGTGCGAGTCGCCACTATTACGCGCCGCGCGGTACTCATTCACAGGGCGCTCCCACACATCCTCCGGCAAGACTGAACGACGGGGATACGAGCCGTCCCGTGCCGGGGGTATGTTTCGTGGGAACGGTACGCCCTCTGCTTCCAGCACCTCCGTTAGGAAAGCGTCTGCGTCCGTGCGAACGTCGTCCATCACGTCGAGAACTTTCTCTACGGTATCGTCGATAAGCTCTTGCGCTGCGTCCGAAGTCATAGGGGCAGAACGCCACCGGGAGAAAAGCCACTGCACCAGAATCTCTACCAGAGAGCGGCTGCGCTTTGAATGAGCGTTAGATAGCTCCCCATAGAATCCGCTGGTCGCCATTAGACAGCCCCACCGTTGTTCTGGTTAGCAATGTTGGCCGTGGGGGAGGAGTTGTTCAGTACCTGCCGGTTCTTCGGGTCCGGTTCGGGGGTCTGGTCGGTGGTAGGTTCTTCTTCCTGGTTCTGCTGCTGATATGAAGCTGTCGCGTTGGCTACTACCAAATCGCGTAGAGCTTGGTTACCCTGCACACGCTCAACCTCTGCTACCTCAAGCGCAGAGAATCCTCCGAACTTGCGAAGAGCTACGGTCAGTGGAACACCTGCCGAGGTTGCCAGCTGAACAGCCGACATACGCTCAACGTCCGATGGGCGCTTTGGGTTCACCCAATCAATGTTTATCTTTGTAGCATCTGCACGCTCAGAGTCCCCACGCGCCGCCATTGCATCAGCAAAGAGGCGGCGCAGCGTTGAGGTTATACGCATCTCAAGAGATTCAATGTCGAAAATCAGCGGCTCATTCTGCATGGACGCGCCCTCAGCCGAAGCCGTAGCAGAGTCGGGAGAGAGGATGTACAACGGAGTCTTGGACTCTGCCGCTAAAATCTTGAGGTTATCCAACACCAGGTTACGTACCGGGTTGAGGTCAGTCTGCGAGGACTCCCAGATATTAACACCGTCTGGAAGTAAAAGCAGCGCATCTGGTGCGGTCTCGAACATGCCGGGGTCGTAGGTTATCTCGTTACCCTCTTCGTCATACTTCGGCAGGTTAGACAAGATGGTCTTGCGGTACGCCTGGGTAGCCACCAACACACCGAGCTGCAGAATCGTATGATTGATTCGCTTCAAGGTAGGCAAGTGGCGAGCGATAATACCCTTCTGGTCGGAGAGTTCGTAGATGGTTACGGTCTCACCCTTGACGTGCACGGGTTCTTCCCACTCCCACTTGCCGAGGTGCGGCGAGAACTCCGACATATCTGGGCACAACCACTCGCCTGTGTTTTGCAGTGGTAGGAACAGCTCAGCCTTAGCAATGCGGTAGTACCCTGGCCGGGCGAAGAGCATAACCTTATGCTTTCGGTCAGGGGATACGTACATAGCTAAGGCGGCAGTAGTATTACCTGCTGCGTCTTGGTCGCAGTACGTGTGTGTTGGGGGTAGGTGCATCAACCCATCTTCGGTAAGGGCGAGATACCCCTTGCCGGATATGAGGGCGTCGCGCAGGGCTTCCGTTAGCTTGAGGCGGAAGTCGGACTCTTGCATGAATGATTCAATCTCGTCATCCCCGTCAGCGGAAGAATCAGCGGCGGACTGCACACTGTGAATACTGATACGAGGAAGACGAGAATCAACAAGCAACGACGCAGCGTTGATGCGTGAGAGACGCTGCAAGTTCTCCCACGCGCGCTGAACGCTGGTCGAGGTTCCCGCGTTGTCCGTCGTAGGGACGGGGGCGCAACCTTTGTACCACTTATCCATCGTTACAACATGGTCGTGCCGTTGGCGAAGCTGAGAGTACAGGTAGTTCACGTACTCCATATCTGTTTCAAAATCTTGTATATCCACGTATTACCTCAATCGCATGGGGGCCGCCGAGGGGCGTGCCGGGGTTATCCTGTATCCCTTCGCACTGACCCGCAACTTCGATTGATACGCCAGCATCAAGGCATATGCCGCGTCAATCTTGCGTGCCGAGGACGGGGACTCTTTGTACATGATTTTACCTGCTCGTGTCTCGCGGTACTGGGCGTTCGTCAAATGCCGCACCAAGACGTTCGGGCCAGTGAGCATAACTTCTTTCTCATAGAGCGCGATACGCAGCGCCTTCGTAGCCTCTGCCACCTTGTTAAGCTGGTTACCACGCCAGAGCATAGTACCGAAGCCCGCGCTGTTCGCACGCCGGGAACCATTCCGCTTTTTCTGTATCAGAGACTCCCACTCTGCCGCGAGCGCTTCCCACCCGGCGGGGTCGAACAGGCCATCAACCACGTTGAAGTCTTGGATAAAACGCCGCATGGTGTCGTCAATCTCCGCGCGCGGGGGTTCCCAGTCACGGCCCTGGGCGTTGTCCGGCTGCTCCCAGACACGTACAGCCCATGACAGACCGTCCGAGACACGCATCGCCACGATAGCGGTAGCGTCAGTCACGCCGCGAGAACGTCCCCAGGAACCGTCGAAGCCCACCACAACGGGGTCGTGCCGGGTGACTGCGTCTATTCCTTCGGCCTCCAGGTCCTCAACAGTCGCGGCTGTGAGAACTTCGTAGGGTACGAAAGCATCCGCAGAGGCGTGAGGCTTGTTACCGAAGTACCGTGCTGCGTCAGAGAGTGTCGTAGCGGGGTCGAAGACATCATCAAGCACGCCGTTGATATTCACCCACCCGCCGGGGTAGGGAGAGCCGTTCACTCCGCACGGTGGGGTGTGAATCTTGCAGCCGGTGGGGGACTTGAGGGAATCGCCGTAGGCATACTCAAGACCTGCAACGATACTAGAAGGGTCATTCAAGTCGGGGTCGCCCCAGTCTCGGGAGTCATAGAGAATATTATCGCGGTACGTCTCCCCCGCACGGCCTTTCTGCCATGCTTCCCAGGTCGTCTCAGCGAAAGACCCCTCGCCGGGGACGAAAGCGTTTGGTGCTTCCAGCAGGGTACCGTCCACCTTCGAGAGGTTACGCTTCGCCACAGCACCGAGCCGGTCTCCACCGTTTGAGGGTACCCATGTCTCGGTCTGGTCGGCAATGGTGAACAGCTGCGGTTTACCTTCCAGCGAGCGTGCCGAGGATGTACGCGGCATAATCAAGCCGTTGTACGGCAAGAGAATACGGGTTTCGAGCACTTCCACGCCGGGGTAGGCGTAGAGCAGGTTGTCCCCGTTCATCATCTCTTTCATTGGCTCGAAGGCGTTACGTGTCTGCTCTTCCGAGACGGCCAACAAGGTAATCTCAACCTTGCGTTCGACGTTCCATGGCTGCCCTACAGGTTGTCCTTCTGCATCCCACCCCGCGAATCGGCACGGGCCAAGGGCTTCAAACGCAGCGATAGCGGCGAGGAACGGACTCTTCCCCCAACCTTTTGAACGCTGGATAACACCACGCCGGTAGACGCGCTCACCTGTGATGGGGTCGAGACGGTACCACTTGAGCAGGAACTCTGCCTGTTCACGGGTAGGCTCAAAAGGCGCATGGTATGTCACCGTAGGACGGGAGAGGTATGTTGTCATCCAGTCCAGAGCTAGGTAACCCAGTGTAGGGAAGTCGCCTTTACGGCGTGGCTTGAAGCCTGCGCGGGTCGGAGCAGCCGCAAACGTATCGAACATGTTTACTCTTCTATCTGCAGGTCGTCATAGCGCTTAGAACGTTTCAGCTCGCGTGCCGGGGCTTTGTTCCCTTGTCGTTCGAGGCGTTGCTGAATCTCCGCGCCGGTCAGGAACTCTAGCTTAGCTGCGGTAACGGACTTAGGCGAGATAACGAACTCTTTCGCGTTTGAGGTCAAAACCTCAGAGGCGCGCAGGACGGACACGTTCGATTCTTTCTTCTTCACCAACTCGTCGAAGGGCATAACGAGAGTAACCAGAACATGCATCCACTGCGCCTCAGTGTAGTTCTGCATCGTCGGATGCTTGCCGAGGTCGTTCCAGTAATCCACGGTAAGCTGGTGCCAATCGAAATGGTCTGGAAGCTCAGGTTGTTCTGCAGGTGTGTATTCTAGTGCGGTTGTCTGAACCACTTCATACTGGCCGCGCTGACTGCGTGAGGATTTATTGTTTCCTTTGCCGGGCATTCTCTGCTGTCTCCTTTAGTTCTTGGTCCCATAACTGCAGCTCACGTTCGTAATTCTTCTTCCGCATGAGCTGCATCGGCGATAGAGCGTCTAAGCTCTCGTACTCTCGAAGCACTCGCCGGATATGTCCGCGCCGTACTTGCATTGCGCGGCGGCAGGTCGGGCTACAGTACCGGCGGTCATTTCCTTTTGCGCTATACTGTCGAACAGGTTTACGACAGCGGTAGCACGTGCGATAACCATTCGGTAAGTCTTTTCGATATTGCATAGGTTTTCTCACGTATGTGCGAATTTGTTAAGCACCATATGATGCTTAAGTTGTCTGGCGTTTCCCAGTATACCGTAGGTGTTTTCGGTTAGATACGACGGCGCGTCTAGCCGGGGGTGGTCGTTCTTCATCGGGGAAGAGGTGAGCGTGTTCTATATCATATATGTGACGTTCGTCACGTGTATCTATGCATATCTATGAGCGCTGCTGCGTTCGATACTATGTTCTAATCCCGTACTTTTCCAATGGTTCAGAGCCTGAGCGACAGAACCCGGCGGAGGGGGTAAATCGGACGGGGGTACCGCCCCTCCCCCTGGTTCGCACACATGT